CCGGTGAACGAAGCCGGTGAATACCGCCAGAAGGCCATTCCTGACGGCGCAAAGGAAAAGATCAGTGTCAGCCGTTACGGCAACATTATTGCCGTCACGCCGGAAGTGCTGATCAACGACGACATCTCATTTTTTGCCGATGTGCCCGCTCTGTTCGGACGCGCCGCAAAACGCACCATCGAACATGCCTTTTTCAGCCTGCTGACCAGCAACGGCGGCCAAGGCCCCACGATGAATGAAGACGGTCTCAATCTATTTCATGCCGGTCATGGTAACTACGTGACGGCAGGCGGTGTTCCTACCGTTACCAGCATCGATGCAGGTCGCCAGGCCATGGCCCTGCAACGCGATTTGAACCGCAATGAAATCCTGGATGTGAAGCCGACGTTATGGCTTGGCCCGGTGACCTTGGGTTCAACCATTCGCGTCGTCAATTCCTCGACTTACGATCCTGACGTAGCCGGTAAATTGCAACGGGTTAACCCGGTCAGTTCGCTGTTTAGCGAGGTGATTGACACCGGTCAACTGTCCGGCACCGGCTGGTATATGTTTGCTGACCCCTCAATCATGCCGACGTTTGAAGTCGTATTCCTGAACGGCCAGAGTGAACCGGCTATGGCACAGGAAGAGGATTTTGGCACCGCTGGCCTGCGCTGGCGTGTGGAGCTGCCGTTCGGCATCGGCTGCATCGGCTGGCGAGGGGCTTATTACAACGACGGCGCAACCTAATCGGAGACCATCATGGCAAACAATTACATTCAGGCTGGCTGCATCGCCGACCTCACCAACACCACCGCCACCCCCATTCTGAGTGGCCAGCCCACCCCTATCGGCACCCGGCAGATGGCCGTCGCCCTGGTGGATATTCTACCCGGTGCCACCGGATCCGCCCAGACCGAGGGCGTGTTCCTGGTCAACAAAGCCGTTGGCTCTCCCATTATGGCGGGCCAGGCTGTTTTCTGGAACGCAACCACGCAGACTGCCGCCGGTGTTGCCAGTCCGGGAGATTGGTTTATCGGCTGGGCGTTCCGTTCAGCATTACTCGCCGCCACCACGGTAGAGGTGGCTTTGCAGGAATTCAGCGAGGAAGGCCCACGCCTGCTGATGCTGCCCGCCACCGGGGCATCCAGCCTGACTGCCGCTGATCTGATGGGCGGCCACACGACCGTGCTGGTCGCCAATACGGCTGCAAAAACCGTTGCGCTGCCCTCTGTCGCCACCGTGCCGCTGCACGCTGTCCTCCGCGTCAAAAAGGCCGGCGGCGGTGCGTTTGCCATCACCCTGGATCCGGCCAGCAGCGAGACCATCAACGGTGGTGCCACGTACACCGCCCTCGATGCCGACGGTGATTTTGCCGAGTTTCAGAGCGACGGCACTGCCTGGCAACTCATCAACAGCAAAATCGCGTAACCACGACGGAGCCCGCCCATGAAACCGCGCAACTGGAAAACGACCACGGCGGGCCTGTCCGGGGCACTGTATAGCGTCCTGGAACCGTTGCTGGCACGCGGCGAAACCCCTGACAGCCAAACCCTGACATTTGCACTGATCATTGCAGTGTTGGGGTGGCTGTCTGCGGACGGAACCCCCACGTGACGCCGCCAGACGACCACTGCCCGGTCATTACGCGGGTTGACAGCGACGCCCGGGATCTCGCCGTCGCTATCGCAAAATTGTCGGTGACCATCGAGCATCTGGATGGCCGGGTTGACCGGGTTGATAAAACTCTGGAGGGGTTCGGCGAGTTTACCCGCAAATTTGACGGGATGATCGCTCAGATGGTGCGGGTTGAGGGCCTGATCACATCTGCCCAGGCCCAGACCGCGCAGGCCACCGAACGAATGGAACTGCTGGAAGAGCGCATCGAAACCCTGGAACGCAACCACGCGGCAGTGAAAACCGCGCTACGCTGGGTGATAGGCGCGATTGCAGTGATTGCGACCCAGTTCAGCGATCAGTTGCTGGCACTGGTGATGGGCAGCAAGGAACCATGACAGTCTGGAACGCACTGGCCGCCACCCTCAACACCGCCACGGTCAAAAATCCGCTGATTGGTGCCCGTGAACTGGTGGTGGAAACAGACGTGTGGCCGTATCCAATCGTCGGACTGCTGGACACCATCCGCTGGCGTGACGACACGATCAACCAGGCACCGGTTCGCATGTGCGACGCCCACGCCCGGTTTCTGTCCAGCGAGTTCGCCGCTACTGACGCACAGGAAGGCGCCCGCGTACTGGACGGCGACCACATTTACATCATTCTGTCGGTCGAAATGGACGACACCGGCCTGACCCACTGCCTACTGAGGAGATTCGTCGAATGATTGAGACGCAAGTCAATCCGCGCCAGGTAAACCGCGAGTTCCTGGATAACGCAACTCCACGCCAGCCGCACCGCGAATCCAGCCAGGTTCGCCGACTCCTGGAGAGCTTTTCGGAACTCCCGAATCAGGTCATTCGCGCTAAACGCCGGGCCATCAAAATCACGACCCGGCAGATCAGCAAAGAAGTCAAGCGCAACATTGCGACAGACAACAAGATCGCCCAAAAGGTCTTAGGCCCCCGCAAAACCGGCGGACGTAACCGGGTCAGAGGTCTCCTGATCAATCCGGATTTTGGTCTGGTGTGGGTTGGCTACAACGATATAGCCATGGCGTACATGGGCAAATTCCGCGACCGGTTCCCGCACGGGGTTGATTTTCGAGGAGTCAACTACCCCCACGCATTTGTGGCCGAGATGGAGTCAGGCCACGTCGGCGTGTTCGAACGCGCATCGCATCTCACGCACTGGAGCCGTGGCCGCAAACACACGTGGCAACCTAACCTGCCAATTCAGGAACTGGCCCTACGACTGGACAATGTAGCGGAAGCAATGGAGCAGTCCCGCCGCGTTGAGACGCGGCGTGAGCGACTGGAGGTGAATTTTGCCCGTGAACTCAATTACGAGGTCAACGTTCGAGGTCGGAACAACCCATGACCGACATGATTCACCAGGCCATTACCAACGTCCTGCAAGAGATACCCAGTATCGGCATGGTGTACCCGTATGAGCCATTCCACCGCCAGGCACAGGACCTAACAGCCAAATACACCTGGAACGGCAAAATACGCGGATGGGGGGTTGTACGGCAACGCCTGGTAGAAGTGCCAGGGTCGCTCGGCACAATCGGCAGTTTTACAAACGTGGAACTCATCGACTGGCAAATTTACGGATTCTGGGAGGTCACGGAGGGCGGCCAATCCGGCCAGACATTCCAGGACATGCTGGATTTGATCAGGGAGAAATTCCGCAACAACCGCGATTTAGGCATACCCGGCCTGACCACCGTCACCGAGGATCGGGCCGGGATTGAAATCATCACAACCGGCCTGGCCAATTTTGCTAGCGCGGTGGTACACGCCACCACGCTGGAACTTACTACGCAAAGGTATTTATAAATGACCACCACCACAGACACCACCAGCCCCACACCGGCACCCACACCGGTCAAAACAAACCCGCCACCCGCGCCCACCACCATTACCCTGCGTCATCCGGGCCTGGACGGGTACGAGGCGTGCGGTCAGTATTTTTTCAAAACCGATTACACATTCAACACCCAGACCGATGCCGACCTGATTCAGGTTTTGCAGCGGAAAGGTTTTCTGACAGTTTAACGAGGTATATTAACCATGGCGAATTACGCAGCCGGTTCAACGTCAGCCCTGATACTGTATAAAGAAACCTCTTATGGCACAGCCAGTCCTGCCGACAAAGGCGCCGGGGTTCGTCAGGTTTTCGTCAGCGAATCGATTAAACTATCCCAGCAGACACTAGACTCAGCAACAATCAATTCCAGCCGCGAGCGATCACGGCCCGCATTCGGCAACGTTACCGTGGCCGGCAGCATTGCAACAGAATTGGCCCCACAAACGTGCATCTCACTGCTGGCGCTGGCAGTAGACCCATCCCCGGGTGCCGCCACTTTGAATACATGGACATTTCAGACAGGAAAGGAGACGCCGTCATTTACGGCTGAGATTGATTTTGGTACCGCAATGGTCGCCGGTACCGCCGGTGACGACCCGGTAAACCGATTCCATCGCTTCAAGGGGTGCCGGATCAGTAATCTGAATATCACTATTCCATCGAGTGGATTTATCACCGCCAATTACGATGTCGTTGGCCAGGATGGAGAAATAGGCGATGCCCCGTATGATAGTGCACCGTATTCGTACAGCAATTTCACGCCATTCACGGCCTACGACTGCGATTTGTTTTACGGCACCTCCGGCTCGACTAACCCAACCACTTTAATCAAAATCGCCGAATCAGCATCAATCAGCCTAACCAACACGCTGGACGAATCAATTTACAGCATTGCGAACGGTGGATTGCGTGCCGACCTGCCGGTGGGGTTTCAAACCGTTACCGGACAAATCAGCCTGTTGCTGGACAATACTGAAGCCCCTGCATTCCTGGATAAAATTAACACCAAAACCGCCATTTCGTTGAAATTTCGATTAAAGCGAGGCGACGCAGACGGAACCGCAGGCAACGAGCAAATCGTCCTGCTGATGCCGCGAGTTTTGCTGGAGCGCACATCACCGGAAATTCAAGGCCCGGGCGGCGTGAAATTCTCGGCCGCATTCAAGGCGTTCGTGGACACC